CAAAAGCTAGATAGTGTGTTCCTGTATCTGTTGTGACAGTTTTGACTTGGCTAGCTGTATCGGCATTGCCTGTTAAATCTCCAACAAATCCTCCAGAAGCTGTTACAACATTAGCAGCATTAATATTATTAAAACCAGTAATATTCTTGCTTCCATCTACTACTACCGCATCTCCAGCACTAACAGTTCCAGGAGAAACTCCATCTAGTACATTAAGTTCTGAAGCGGTGGATGTAAGATTTTGTGAAAGATCTAATAAGGTATCAACAGGAGCTACAGTATAAGTATAGTTTCTAACTGTTTCTCCGTCTACGGTTGTGTCAGAAAAAGCTCTAACAGTTGTTAAGCCAGAAACTGCGCTAATATTGGTTGGGGTTCCTGTGATACTAATGTATGTAAGTCCAGAAGTATCGTTATAGTCTTTTAATATACCGTAACCAGCAGTAACTCCGCTCTGACCAATAATATCTTGAACTTGTTCGGTATCAATGCTATCAGCATCTACTATAGTCTGTACAGCTGTTGTAAAATCATTAACTTGAGTAGATTGAATTCCTGTTACAGCAATCGTTAAACCACTACCATTAATACCAGTAGTTAATCCTATGCCATCAGTCCCAGTAAAATCAGTCGGTAAAACAGCTGCATATCCTAAAGAATTCCATGCTGTAGACCCGTCACCAATCTTATATCTTCCAGTATCTGTTTCGTATCCCCATTCTCCTCTATATAAAATTCCTTGGCCTAGCTCTTCTGTTGCGTTAAACCATTCAGAAGAAGTTCCTCTTCTAATTTGAATTAAAGTATTTACAGCCATAATAATCTCTCTATATTAAAAGTATTAAATTTTTAAGGGGGTAATGGGTCTCCGCAATCAAATTCATATTCATCTAAATACGCATCTAATCCACTAATTTTTGATAAAGGTATGTTATCTGGTAAATCGCTAATCAATATTTTTTCCGTATCAATAACTTCTATGTTATACACTACTTCTTCTTGTATTAGATGATATGTATTAGAATCATCTACTATATGTAGGTTGTAATTAGCCATTATTGACAATCCAATGTTTCAGAATATTCGCTATTACGCTTTTTAATAGTAATTACACCTTCTAATACTCTTGTTGTGTATTTGCCTCCGTCTGTATAAAAATCATCTGGAGACTGTAATTCTAATTCATATTTTGCTTCATTAAAAGTAAAACCATTAGTTGTACTTGCTGGTATCAGAAGTACTATTTTCCCATTGGGACCATCTATGTAAAATTTGTATATGCTGTGATCTAAGTTTGTAGTAGTATATATTTTGTCTGGTCCATTATATTTGGGGTTCATAACTAATCTAGCGCACCAATTTGTGATATCTACTATATTATGTTCTGCGTTTTTGTAAATCAATGATAATTTAAAAGAAGTCCCTTGCTCAATAATAAAATTGTATTTTGCTGCTGGCATTTTTCACCTACGAATAAAAGTTTTTATTTCTGTGATCACTATAAGGAAATACAAAAGGATCAAATTTATTACCAACAAAAGGACTAAGAATAGCAGCTATAGCAGTAGCATTCTGAACATCCCAATGTTCAACTAAATCTGCATAAGTTTTACAAGGACCGTGCTCAAGAATTTGCCTAAAACCTGATAAATGATTTTGTACAGCTAAGCTAGTGGGTCCTAAAGCTGCTCTGATACCTTCTAATGCAGCCTTGGTTCTAAACGTACTTTGGTCTAATAAGCAAGCTGTTCTCAATCCTATTAAGCTAACAAAAATATCATCTTTACTTACTGTAGGGTCCGGGCTAATGGAAATATTGCTAATATCTATTGCGTATTTAGTGTCTAAAGATATATCGTATTGAACATAAGTAGCAGATACTACGACGGATTGTAAAATTTGATCGTCTGTATATTGGGGGTCAGAAGATAGATCGTTGACCAAAACTCTGACGAGCGTTAATATTTCTTGTTGCCAAGCCATAGATCGATCCTTTCTAGAAATTTAAAGATATCTTTTTCTAATATAGAATACACCTAAAATAAAAGAGGCTGGCACAAGGCCAGCCCCTTTTTTCTAGAAAGTAATAATAATTTCTATTATAGGCTTCCGAGGATAACTCTGCGGTTGTCAAGAACTGCAAAACCCTGCTCTGCCCATCCATAGAAACCAGCTCTCTTCTGACGATGTAGTGAAGCGTCTTCGAAGATTTGAACTTCTTGACGAACTGGCATGATAAAGCTGTCTCTCTTGCGTAGATCAAGACCGACAACAATTTCGTTATCACCAGTTGGTAAGCTTCCGCTAAGAACATTGTCAAAGAATAGCTGATACTCTTGACCTTCGCCTAGTTCGTCTAGATCGTGAAGATTAATACCGAATACACGATTTAGAGTTCCATCAGCGGCTGTGTAAATTTCTCTACGGGTTACTTCATCAACTTGATCAACACCCCAGTTACGGATGTCTTCCATAGCTTCTGGAGAAACATAGAGGTCAGTTAACATGCCACGATTGTTGCTAGCGCTATTACCGCCACCATTACGACGCATGACAGTCTTCATAAGAGAAACTAGTCTCTTTGTGAATTGACCAGCAACAGCATCACTATCATAAACTACGATGTTACGATCAACACCAGCAGCTAGAAGTGTATGCCAGCCATCATCGCTCATCTTCTTAACAAAAGATGATTCTAGAACTTCCATAGCACGACCAACTACATCCCAACGAGCATCACGAGCATACTTTAGGAGATAGTCGATTGAAGCACCAATGTCATAGGTTGGAACCATGACATAATCGCCTTCAACATGACGCTCTGGAATATAACCGTGATTAGGAATAGTATATGCAACAAAATCTTTCTCAGTACCTGGAGCAAGAAAATCTAGTGGAAATTCTGGAGTAGCACTTTGAGCAAGTTGAACTGGCTCAAAAATACCGTCTAGAATATCGCCACTTAGTAAACCCTGACGTAGTGGTAACTCAAGAGCCTTTGCAATTTCTGCATTAGCAACTAGAGACTCTTCTCTATTAGCTGAACCAGAGCGAACTAAAAGATCCGTTAGTTCAGTTGTTGGTTGAAAACTTTTACTATTTACTGCTGACATGTGTATCTCCCTTTTTAAAATTACTGAATATTGACTGATACTTTGGCGTAACCGTCGGAATCAACTGAACTTAGGAAAGAACCTATCTTTACGGCGTCTGTTGAATCTGTGCTAATAAGACCATTAGCACCAACATAAGCACCACTACCTGCTGATGGAGTTCCAGTAACACGGTCGGTTGTAACTTGACCTACTCTTAGTAGAGTTACTTTTCCGCCTCCTTGTACTTCATCTTTGTGCCAATTAATGTGTTGTCTAGTTAAATCTAGATTAACAACATCATTTAATAGAACGCCGATAGGAAGAGCACCACTAGCAGCAGCAGCGTAAGCTACAACAGCATCGGCGTCGTCCATTGATACTCCGTCACCACTGGTTACAGCGGAAACTACTCCGCCTCTAACGCCAGTTGTGTTCATGAAAAAAGAAACATCTGTTAAAGTTTCGATACGATCTGGTTTAAGAGCCATGTTTATTCTCCCTTATTGAGTGTTTTGCCTAATCTAGCACATACAAATTCAAGAAGTTCTGCACGAGTTGAGTTGACTTCAGATGCATCTTCTGAGCCTACACCAAGGTTTACTGTTTCTTCAACTTCTACCTCTTCTAAAACAGAAGCATCAACTGAAGGTTCAGCCTTGGTCTCTTCTGTTGCTTCAACAACTTCAGCTGTCTTTTGCTGGCTAGCAAAAACATTAGCAATAGCCTCAAAAGCAGTGTCGTCAATATTTTCGAGTGATTCTACAGTAGCTGTGGCTACGTCTTCTGTAACACCAGCGTCTACTAGCAAGGCCACTCTCTTCATCTTCTTCTCTTTTTTAGCCATTTCTTCTTCCTGCTGTTTATATCCAGCAAGAACTTCGTTTAGAGAATCGATTTCAAGTTTCAAAGTTTCTAGTTGTTCATTTTTTCTTGCGATTTCTTCAGCAACTGTTTCTGAAGCCACGCTTGCTGCTTCTGTTAGCTTAGCTAATTCAGCATCAAATTCTGCCTTCATCTTCATTGCCATTTCTTCCTTTTTCTTCATTTCTTCTTCCTTCTCTGCCTTCATCTTCATTGCCATTTCTTCCTTCTTCTTCATTTCTTCGTCCTTCTTTTTCATTTCCATGTCTTTCATAGACATTTCTTTAACCGCAGCTTCTAGCTGTTGTTTAAGTTGTTCGATTTCAGCAGTTAGGTCTTCAGCGACAGTAACGCTTGCTACTGTTGCTAGCTCCTCTTGTTCGGTTGTTTCTACAGCTTCTTTGTTTACGCTCATTTCATATTTCTCCATATTAGAAGTTGACTTATTCATAGATACACCTGTTTCAGAAAAATTGTCATTTTTTTTCTCTTCCAATAAATTAGATGAAAAAATTATACTCTCTGGATTTGCCGGTTTATTAACAAAACCTTTTCCAGAAAATGTAATATTTCTTAGAACCCTGCCAATTTTGTAATTCTCATGCTCACCTAATCCACCATAAGCTCTCAAGTATTTTGTTAGGTGTGCCGTATGATCATTTCTAGCAAGAACTTTGTATTCGCCAGTTTCTTTATTCTTTAAACCATAGTCAAAACCTTTAAAGAAGCATTCCATGCTAACAAACTTTTCTCCGCTTTGAATTTCAGAAATAAGCTGTTCTGCTCTTTCTTTTAATTCCGGCTGACTAAAACCATTGTATATTACCGAACCCGTTAAAATATGATACTTATCAGGCAATTCATTAATATTAGTATCTTCAGGAATTATATTTCCATCATCATCGATAGGCCAGTTAGAAGTAATGTGCCCAATAATAATAGATTCGTCATGCTCTAAATTTGTTGGCTTATCTTCAGGAGTATTTTTAGCTAGCCAAATTTCTTGACTATCAAATATATCGTCATTTTTATTCCATGAAGAAGTTACTAATATTGATTGTACATAATATAAATCAGAGTCCTTGTAAGAAGCTAGACTCTTCATATTTTTAATTTGTTGTTTTTCTTTTACAGAATCCACTGGCTCTGCTAAAGAAGCGTATGATATAGATTTTGACGCAATAATTTTTTCTTCAAGATTATCATCTATTTCTGATAAAAATATTTTCATAAGTGCAACCTATTCTTAGCTATTTATGTTTGAGTAAAAAGATGATTTAATGTGTTTAATCTCTTCAACTGACAATTCTTTATCTAATTCGGCCTTTAGCTGATTTAACCATACACTATATTGGTGAGTTATTTGCAAAATATTTTGGTCGTTGATATATGATAACTGCTCCAATATATTATCATTAGCTAAAGATACGAATGGGTCTAATGAAAATAATATTTTTGTTTTAAGCTTATCTAACTCTTTTATTTGTTCACTAGATAAACTTCTTAAGTTCTTTTTTTGATAAAATTCTAACATTACAGGATTTACGGCCGCATTAATTTTTTCTTGAGCTTCAGACGCCCAAAGCATTAATTTAGCTCCTGTTTGTGGTGTGAATTTTCTAGATTTTCTAGGCTCTAAATCTTTAGAATTCATTGGTCTTCCTTCTCCTGGTTGTCCTGGCATCTTCTCATCTACTATTGAAGGATTTCCAGTATTTTCTGCAGGATTAGTCTTGGGTTCTTTAGGTTTGACTAAAGACTGTTTCAGTTCCATAAGATTTTTTTCGCCCTTTTTCTTTTCTCCAAGCTCTAAGCCCACCTGACTAGGACTAGCCATTCCTCCTTGTAAAGCAATCTTCTTAAGGCTGTTTTCAGGTTGTGGATCATGCCAAGGTCCAGACTTATTAACCATTCTACTTGTCTTTCTTTCTCTAGATTCTTTATTGAGTCTTGTTTTCTCCATATCTGGATCCATTCCAAATCTAAGCTGCAATAATTCATCACTAATAAGATTTCTATCAGCTAATTGAATAAGCAGGGCTTTTTCAGCTTCTTCATTGCTGAGATCCATCGTATCAAACTCAATCTTTGCTGGATGAGCAAATCCCATCGCCTTTTGAACCATAGCAATTTCATTTTCCCAAAAATTTGTTAATAATTCACGACCATACATAAGTCTTTGGGTTAAGGTTTTAAGACTAATGAAATTATTTGTAGTTCCTGCTGCCCCATATGTTCCTGTTAAAGTTGGTGGAATTCCAAGACCAGCATATACAGCATTTAAGTGTGGAATGT